TGAAACACAGCACCTGTCTCTAACAATCCTCTGACTTCGTCCACACAGGAGGGTGTTCGAAGCAAACAACCAAGTTCAATGTCCGGGATGGTTACCGGGCTAGCGGAGATGTCCGGAATGGTTACCGGGCTAACAGAAAAGTTCATGTCAAACAACTTTCGATTCTTCCCCTCCAGCCCACCCTGCTCCGCCAGCTGCCGCAACCGACCCTGGTAAAACAGAGCACTGCAAGCTTGATCATCCATGCCGAGCAAACGCTGCATGAGATCAAGTTCTGGCACCCAAAGCTGGGTGTCTGTCCCGTACATTTGGCGCCGTAAGAGCGCCCACACACACATCTCCTGCATGACACCATGACACCTTTCAGCAAAAAGCAGGTCAGTGCAGCCCTCTGGCTCGCACCACAAGACATGCTTGAGCAATCGTGACCGATCGGCCAACACGCCGAAATAAGTGCCCCCAATCAGAACAGAGGACCTTGCCACAAAGTGAGGATGCGGAGGAGGAAGTTGGCCGAAAACAAAAGGAGTTCGATCAACTCCCTCCATTTTGAGCTTCATACCGAACCATTCGCGCCAAACATCTAGCACAATGGACTCGGCCAAACAAAAGCCCTGTTCCTCATAGACGATAGAAAGAACATCATCGCCGCAATAGAGTGAGTACACCACATCTTCCACATCCTCAACTGGCACAGACAACAAATGACTCTGAACAGACAGAGTCAACACGCGGTTCACAACGCTGTTTAACCGCAAAGTATTGGGGAAGCCGGATGGGTTGCCGTGGCTTTTCTCATAAACGTCACCCCACGGGGTGACCAGTGGCGTATGGCTTGTATAGTGCGCGAAGTGCTCTACTAGCACTTCCGGTATCCCAAGACACATTCGTCGCATGTACAAATGGAAAAAGTCACGGATGGCATCATCGGACATATTCCGATCAAAGTACGTTGCATCCGTTGCAAAACTTCCCAACGACCCATCCAAAGCACCAACAACCCGGTCATTCCACGAGTCGTCTTTGTTGTTGAAACTGACGAAATAGCATGAGCCATCATCATGGCTCCACTTTTCGTCAGATGGCCCAAAACAATAGAAGTAAAAGAGTTTCTCCAGAAT